CTCGCGCGCAGTTATTTGCTCCAGTAGCCCAAGACCAACGCCGTGACCTAAGCCCTCGTGACCGCGTCGAGATGATGCGTCGCACTCGTTGGGGTGATCGTAACTCCGGTATCGTCCGTCAAATCCTCGGTGACTTAACGCAGTATGCAATCGGCCCTGACGGAATCCGTCCGCAGTCTCACTGCAAAAACGCAAAACTTTACGAGCAATACTTTTTTGACTGGTCTCGCAAATGCGACATCACGAATCGCTTCTCATTCTCTCAGGCTCAATCAATCTTACTTCGCTCCGCAGCTCGAGACGGTGACTCGTTCGCAATCAAAGTACGTAACGCAAGCGGAGACCCTAAGTTACAACTCGTCGAAGCCCACCGCGTAGGCAATCCAGTACCACCTGAAAAGGAAGTACCTGGTATGCACGATGGTATGATTTTCGGTGCTTACGGTGAACTTGTCGGCTTTAATGTTTACAAGTCAGACGGCACGTCACGCACGGTCTACGCTAACGCTATGATGCAAATCGTAGATATGGAATACGCAAGCGGAGCGAGAGGCACTTCAATCCTCGCAGCTTCTTGGAATGATATACAAGACGAGATGGAAATTTTAGCGATGGAGAAGATTGGCGTTAAGGCTTCAAGCGATGTGTCTTTAGTATTAAATAAAAAAGAAGGTGTCATCGACGAGAATATGGCTTTTGAATTAGGCGCACTTCCACCTTCGGGCGGACTCGGAAATATGGCCGTGCAAATGGGTGGCAAAATTTTAGCACTTGATGTTGGCGAATCTTTAACAAGCCTGCAAAGCAATCGTCCTAGCCCTACCTTCACCGGCTTTCTTAAATCAATTCAGCAGGACATTAGCCGAGGCATTCTGCCTTACTCTTTCGTCACGGACTCCTCGGACAACACAGGCCCAGGTCTTCGCTTAGACATTGCTAAGGCTGACCGCACTTTCCAGAAGTGGCAGTCCTTAATCATCGAGCAACTTTGCATTCCTACTTGGGGCTATGTTATCGGTGACGCTATCGCCAACGGTGATTTGCCCGACGATCCCGAATGGAACAAAGTATCGTGGACAACGCCTAAGCGCGTAACTGTTGACGCAGGCCGTGAAGCTGCGAATGACCGAGCGGATATGGAACTCGGTTTAATCTCAGCCAGCGAACTTTACGCTCAACGCGGATTAGACTTCCGCAGTGAAATGGCAAAGCGTGCCGAGGATATGGCTTTCATTATTAACTTGGCTAAGAGCAGTGGAATCCCTGTCGAAATGCTTTACAAGCCAACCAACATTCAGCCAGGCACATTCGCACCTTTAGCACCTAATCCTTTCGTCGAACCTGAGGCAGATAATTCTTCAGCAGAAAATTTAATCGACCAAAACGAAGACCCTAACTCCTAAAAATTTACAATGAGATTCCTGAACAAAGCACTAAATGGTCGAAGCCCGATGCTCATCGACCCGAACACAGCTCGAGAATACGCTAACGACGCCACCAAATTCGGCTTCACTGACATTCTCACGCAAATCTTCGGCGAGCAACCCAAGCCTTATAAGGTCGGCTCTTACGGCATTATTCCCATCGTCGGCGTTATCGGTAAAGGTTTATCTCCTTTTGAATGTATGACTGGTGGTTGCGATTTGAATACCCTCAACAAACAAATCGACGCGTATGCTTTAGACCCAGAAGTAAGCACAATTATCTTCGATGTTAATTCTCCCGGTGGCACAGTCACAGGCGTTGAAGAAACTGCACGTAAGATTGCTGGTCTTAAAAAGCCAACTATCGCTTACACTGATTCAATGATGGCTTCAGCTGCTTACTGGCTTGGGGCTTCTGCTGATCGCGTACTCGCAAGCCCTTCGGCTGATGTCGGTTCAGTCGGTGTCTATATGGCTATCCCTGATATGAGCGCACTCTACCAAGCCTCTGGTGTTAATATGGTTGTTATCAAATCTTCTGCAACGCCACTTAAAGCTGCGGGCATCGAAGGCACATCACTTAGCCAGGAACAACTCAATCACTTCCAAGCCGAGGTCGATTCAATCTATAACGACTTTGTTGCATCAATTTCAATGAAGCGAAAGATGGTCAACGCTGATGCTCTAAAAGGACAGGCAATGTCTGGTAAGCAAGCCTCGAAGATGGGCCTAGTAACTGGTCTGGTTGATTCACTGAACTCTATCGTCAATGCCTAAAATAACTATCACCGACATCGACGGAACAATTATCGAACAAGGCCAGCCAGTCGAGAATGTCTTAGACTACATCGACGAGCTAGGTGATGATGTCATCGTTTTAACCAATCGTCCTGAATCTGACAGAGACAAAACAATTCAAGATTTAGCCAACGCGGATTTAGATTATACCAGGCTAATTATGAATGGCGGTTCAGCACCAGCCCCAGAATTTAAGAAGGCCGAAGTAAAGAAACTGCTCGACGAAGGCTTTGACCCACAAGTGTTTATTGATGACTCCAAAGACAATCGTGACGCAGTAGGATCACTGGGCGTTAAGACCTTAGACCCTGCCGACATTCCACAATCTGAAAACGAAATGGAAAACGATACGATGGACGCTGTTGCCAAATTAACTAAATTTATGACAATCGAAGAACAACTCATCAAGGCTATGGCTGAATTAACTTCTGCTTCTGCCGAAAGAGATGAACTACGCGCTAACCTCGAAAACGCCGTAGCCAAAGAAGCCTCTGACTTCAAAGCCACTCTCGAGCAAAATGCTTCCCTCGTAATTGAGCGTGACGCACTCGCAAAAGAAAAGGCTGAACTCGTCGCTAAGATTGTAGAACTTCAAACACAAACTGTATCGGCTTCCGTTGAAGCTGCTAAGATTGCATCGAGCGTCGGCGTTAACCCTGTCGAACTTTCTCCTAGCGATAAATCTGACGAACCCGTTAAAGCAGTGAATCACCTCGAAGTGTTCCTGGCTATGGAGATGGGTGCAGAACGCTCCGCTTACTTCGCAAAGCATAAGAACGAAATCGTTCGTGCTATCTAATTTTCTCTAATCACTAATCACTCACTAAACTAATATGGCTAATTCCATCGCAACAGCACCATCGATTCTCGCTGAATCCGTGATCGCTTCAATCAAAGGCAAACTCCCTGCCCTCAAGTCCTTCTCCAGCGTGTTCAGCACTCTCGAAGGAACTGCTGGCAAGTCTGTCTTCGTTCCTTTAATCGGAACTTCAACCGCTACCGAGTTTTCAACCGGTGGTTACCTCACCCAAGATGACGCTACCTTAACTGGTGCGACTGTAACCCTGAAGCACTTCAAAGTGTCCAGCCGTTTCAGCCCATTAGACGTCAAGTCCTACGGTGCACAATACCTCGTTAACGCTTTCACTCCTACCGCTGCTAATGCTCTCGCAGAAGCCTGTATGAAAGAAATCAGCGACCTCGTTGTTGCTTCTAACTACTCCAGCACTCAAGCTACTGGTGCTAGTCTCTCATACGCTGAAGTCGTTACCGCTAAAGGTACTCTCGACGCAGCTAAGGCCGGAGACGTTCGCGCTTTGATTGTTAACCCAACCTACGCTAACAACCTCTTAACTGATTCACAAATCGCCGCTGCTTACGCTCTTGGTGCAAACGTAATCCAAACTGGTCAAATCGGTCAAATCGGTGGTATGTCAGTTTATCAGTGGTCTTCTCTCCCAACGAATAGCGAAAACCTTGGTGGCTTCGCTTGTGGTTCGGACGCTATCGCAGTTGCCTCTGGTCTGCCTATGGCTGAAATCCCTGGCTTTGAATCCGCAGTAGCAGTTGACGCTGACACTGGCTTAGGTGTTCAAATCTTGATGGGTCAAGAGCAGTCTGGTTACTTCAACGTAACTGCCACCTTGCTCTTCGGTGCAGCTAAGGGTCGCGCTACTTCCCTCACTCGCTTACTCACTGCCTAATCCGCAGTCGTAACGACGAGAAAGACCCCCCTCTGAAAAGTCGGGGGTTTTTTGTTGCCTGATACTTTACCCGTCCCCGCCATCAAAACGCCTCTGAGGGCATCTGAGACACCTTTACGACCCCATTTCCAAGACCGACAATAGTATGAGTATCTACGCAGATTTCGCAGATGACGCTAAAGAGATGTTAGCCGACTTCGGTGTGGCTGGTTCAATCGCTGGTGGTCCGACATTCCTTTGCCTAATCTCCGACCCGGTACTCACTCAGGTCTTAGAGGCTGGTGGTTATTGCGACCGCACTCAATTCTCGGTAAAGGTAACGGCTACGACTTCCGCGTGGACTGCCAGCGATGGTCGGACTGGTGCTTCAGCTGCATTACTTTCCTCAGGCCTTCCTATCGCGTCCCTGGCTATCGGTAAGAAAATAACGGCTGGTGGGAAATCTGTCCGCATCACTTCGCAGACTTACAAGCCCGGCTCGGCGTGGATCATACTCGTCGTAATCGACGATAACCAGTAATGGTAAATGTATCGGTCAAGATTGACCCGAAGTCTTTTGAAGAATTTCAGAGGGCTTGTGAAGAATTTGCTAAAGGGCTAGGTGTAGATACTCACGATGTAGCAATCCGTCAGGCACATTTAATCTGTATGGACGCTATGAATTTCACCCCCCCTATGTTAAAATCTGGTGGCGGTGGTTTAGGAAAAGGCGCACAGAACGCAGG